GCCTCCCTAGCAGCATTAGCTTTAGCTATAGAAATCTCCTTGAGATCCCTGAAGTTGACCTCCATATCTGGGTCAGTCTCCATACGTTCACGTACCTTCTCAATTAGATCTTCCTCTAAGCTGGCTATGTTCATATAGTTCTGGGCAGCAATCCTGCCTGATAACTCCTTGAACTTCCCCAGGTGGTCAGCGTAATCAACTAGAATGTTAACAACAGTCGGCCTGTCGTAGCCGTACTTCTTAATCAATCGAGTCTGAGATGATCCTGTGCTATATAAATACAAGATGTTAGCCACCTTCTCTGGCTTGTATACACTCAAGGACTTCATCTTCAAGGCTTGCTTCTCCTGTGCTACCTGCTGGATAGCCTCGGAAATCTCCTTGAATAACTCTTCTTTCTCATTCATCTTATCCATGAATGAAGTATATACCCCAGGTAGTCAATAGCTTACACCCCCCTTATGAAAAAAAGACTTGACAATGAATAGGTGTATGGTACAATCAAAGCCTACCATAAGGCAGCAACATCATAAGGATGTATGGTTCCCAAAAGGATGTGAAACAAATGACTGAGTCCTAGGGCTGGACTGACCAAAGGAAGGGCAGTCATAAGGAAGGGAGGCCATAAGGTAGGGCAGTCGGCAGTTAGGGCCTATGAGGAATGTATTTTTTTGAGGCCCGTTATATGATATATACTAGCAACGACGCCACCGCAAGCCAACCCCCACCTCCCCTGCCAGCTTGCAGCTCGCCGACCCCTTGTTGAGAATGAGTCTCAATAGCGTACAGGGTGGACTTAGTGAGAATGGGTCTCGGTATCAATAACGTTGTTTCTAAAACCTATAGGGTCTTTACCCTACTTAGTCCTAGGGTCTTTACCGACTGGGGGGGAACGCCTCACGTGAGCTAGGGTTTTTTCCTTACTATGGGGGATGCATTCGCTGCACTAGGGTATTTACCTCACTGCTTTATGAATACATATCTTCAGGGGAGTAGTTGAGACTGAATCTCACTCATTTTATGCTTGACACTGGGGGGTTCACCCTAGGTTTCAATCGGATCCACGCATTTGCCCTGTATGGGCTTGCAAGGGCTTACATGGGTATAGGGTCTCGGAGTTCGAGAAAAGCCCTTCAGCGGATTTTTGTGGGGTTTACCTTGTCCATACTCAGGGTATTTACCCTATTTTTGGGGCTTGCATACTATATATAGGACACGAATCTGTGACAGTTTCAGATAGTTTCATTTTCATGCATTATTAGTTTCATTTTTAGTGATTTACCTTTTTCACGGTTTCGGGTATTCTGTTGGCATCGTTAAAAACGATACGTTCATTGACATAGTTTCCACCGAAACGACCGATCCAAACTTGGCAAGCTGGGATGAGAGCCCGCCAATAAGGGAAGTATTCAGAGCCTTAGAAAAGCTCTGACAGGGGTGACAGCCCTGACTGTAGGGAGATATTTAGAAGGTATGCGAATCGGGAAAATCGACAGGAAATGACAGGAAAACGGCAAGACTGAATCAACGGAAGGACGCTAGTGTTTTGACCGCCTGAAACAAATAAGAAAACGCACGGAAAATTTGAACTAACAACTTAGATTTTTGAGAGCGGCGAGTAAGAGGGAAACTGACTGAAAGCCGCTGTTTAATCCAGCCGAAGGCGGTTGCAAGCCCGCACAAATGGAGAGCAGACAAATCAAAAAGAAAGTAAACCAATGAAATATAAAATTAAAAGATACGACGGAAAGCTTTTTCCTGAAACATATAACACGAAAACGGAAGCAATGGATGAATTGAATTTCAAGCTTGGCAATGGTGCATCACATGGCTTAGCATGGATAGTGGAAATAGAAGCATAACCAATAACAGAAAGAAAACAAAATGATTATTGAAATATCAAACATAGATTTAACAGACAAACAAGTTGCTGAAATACGCAAACAAATCAAAGAAAAATACACGCCACAAAAGGTGAAGCAACTTAATAAAAACATGAACAAGTTAAACCCTAACTTACAAGCCTTTATCGAAACACTATAACCAATAAAAGAAAGAAATAAAATGAAACTAGCAAACAAAACCGACAAGGCAATCAAAGCAAATCTTAGAGCATGGTACAGGGTAGCAACTAAGCGACAAGTGGTAGAGGGTAAGCGATGGTACGAGAATGCGAACCTATTCGCAAGCGAGTTGGCAAGCAAGTCGGGACACAGTACGGGCAAAATTGCTGGAGTTATATCCGCACTTTCGCCAAGGAACAAGTGGAACAAAAATTTGACGGATGCCGAGACAGTGACATGGGCACAAGCTAGAAAGTTGAAACCAAGTGATGTCAAAGTTTCCACCTATCATAAGAATAAAAACAAAGCTTTCGATATATTAGAAGGCACGAAAGCAATTGAAGAAAAGAGTCGAAAGACTTATTCATTCGTGAAAAATGTAGGCGAACTTGACGAAGCTTACATCACTGTTGACAGCTGGCATTTAAGAGCTTGTCAAAGCAAGCCCAGCAAGATGGTGAAGCCAAAGGAAGTGCAGGAGTCAGTTACTCCGAAACAATATGACAGGATAAAAGAGTTGACAATGCAAGTTGCCAAGGAGTTCAATGTCAAAGGGTACGAGTTACAAGCTATCGTATGGGTAGCGATCAAGGAAAAGACAGAAGCATAACCAATAAAAGAAAGAAAATAAAATGAACAACGAAAAACATAGCGGCTGGACTAATTACGAAACATGGCGGGTGAATCTTGAAATATTCGACGACTTCCAACCCGACGATTGCGAAGAAGCAACAACGGCGGACGACTGCGAGGACTACGCCAAGATGATAATTGACAACGGAAGTAGCGGGGGATTTGCTCTTGACTACGCAATGGCGTTTCTCAATCAAGTCAACTGGCACGAGATTGCCGAGCATATAAACGAAGAGTATATAGGTTCGCACCTTGTCGGAAGATGAGAGAATCTAAACGAAAACAACTAACCAACACACACAATGAAAAAATTAATTGACCACGCAGCTGACCACGCAGAAAACTGCATCACCTTACTAACAGAAGCAAGGAATGTCCTTCGGGATACGGAGGACAGTCCGCACTTCAAGGGCAACATCACAGAACTAAGGGAATCCCTCGATGAACTTGACTCAATCATTGCTGATCTCGAGGGGATTCAATCAAGCGTAGAAAACATTGACCTAACATTCTAATGAAACCAACTATAAGCAATTCACTATTCATAGAACTAAGCTGTGATATTTCTGATAATGAAGTACAGCGACGAATGGGACACCTAGCTAACGCTACTGATGCTAATGGAGATGAGCATTACACAGAGGAGGGGCAGGATCTATTTAATGAAATCTACTCAGAGGTGCAGGCAATAATCAAATCACATTTTAAAATAGAATTATAACTAATGAAAAACTACACACACAAAGCAGCGGAGTACGTACTGTGCCAGCCATTGCCCAAGGATTGGGACAAGCTAGGCATCAGCGACCAAAACCAATTCATCAGCGAGAACGCTTGGGAGCCATTCGATAAATGGGAAGCGGATGACATTTACAAACACATCGAGGACTTAGCCAGAGGATTCCAAGAGGTTGACAAGGCATCAGTCGATAGAGTACTAACAGATGTAATTAAAAAGATTAACCCAAAACCAACATACTAAAATGAAAAAATACTATTACATAAAGGGGTACTGGAAAAATGAAACACCAGAGGACACGTTTGAATACCTAGTCACCGCAACCGACGACGGGATTGACCCAGAGAGGGATGATGAAATCTTTTATTACTTCAGCTCCGAAGAGGAATTGATTGAAGCAAAAGAGATGGGGACTCGTACCATTCACGACTTCGTAGTTAAAGACTTTCGTGAGGAATATAACTAATAACCAATAAACCAATACTAAAATGAACGAAGTAATACTAACAGCAATCGCATCAGCAATCATCGGTCTAGCACTAGGCACGTTACTCAAGGGCAATGAAGCACCCTCTAAGGTCGTTACACGGCAACCGAAGGTCAGCATCAAGGTCAAGCGTAGAAGCTACACAGAGGAGGAGGATCTAAAGCTAAAGCGTGTAAGGACTAGCTCTGGCATCCACCGACTAGCTAGGGAGATGGGCTGCTCACCGCAGGCAATCAAGGCTCGTCGCCACTTCCTTCGACGCAATGGGCATGATGTCAAGACCATGAAGATCGGTCGCCCACCTGTCTTCCATCCTTAAGGCTGCCCTTCCTTATGGCCAGTCAATCCTTATAACTCAGTCAATAAATATATAAATAACTTACTGCCTTATGACTTGACTCCTTAAGAAGGGGTAGCCATAAGGTAGGGAACCATAAAACTTATGTCAAGCAAAAAACAAAACAACGAGTCCTTGGACTCCTTAGTACGTGGCGGGGAGAGAGTTGTGAACTCCGCTATTATCCTAGTCTGTTGCATCCTTGGATCATCAGCATCAATCCTAGCATCAATCCTACTATCAAAAATATAATGAACATAGAACTACATACATTCCCACACGGACAGCAGCTATCTGACGGCGAGCTAGTCCAAGTCCAAGTTGCCCAATCTGGTCGGCTTGTTTTCAAGGACATTTACTTCCACGAGTTACAGGATGGTGATGTTTACTGCATCCCTGAACAGGTAGAGATTCCACTCTGTACTGACACAGAGATACTGGACTTCATGCTATCGGACAAGATCAAGTGGATGCTCATGGACTACGGATCTGGATTCAAGCAGAAGCTTATTATCTATGACAAGGAAACCAACGAGGACTACGCCCAAGCCGACTTCATAGTACCCGAAGGGTTCAGTCATGAAGAACACTTCCGTGGACTATTCCGTGAACTCGTTACCGATGTAATCAATAACCAAGAACTATAATGGCTCACTTCTATGATTGTAAAGAGGTCGTTGACCCAAAGTTCCTGCCCGATGTACAGACACCAGCCCAAGCTAGAAAAGTATTCAAGGCTTACCCATCAGTTACTACTGTACTTGGGATCGTGAAGGACGCCTTCATTGATTCCATCTGGAAGCCTAAGCGTATCACCGAGATAGCACGGGAGAAACCTCAGCTCGCATGGCAGGACGTCGAGCGTTTGACGTACGGCACAAGGGAACACCCGATGACGGGTGAACCCATTGAGTCCAGCGAGTTCGGCACGACTGTCCACAAGGTCATCGAGGATCATATCAATCACTTCTGGCTGGGAAAGGAACAGCATCCAGAGGACACGCCTTGGAATGATTGGGCTGAGGAGTTCGTTCAATGGGTCGAGGATAATGACGTTAAGCCCATCGCCTGTGAACGCATCATTGCTAACAATCGAATCAAGATTGCAGGCAGCGTTGACTTCATTGGGCATGACGAGGATGGCAAGCTATTCCTTGGGGACTACAAGTGCAGAGCCAACACAGGAGGCAAGGCTAAGACGTACCCGAAGGACTGCCAGCAGTTAGCGGTTGAATCCTTTATGCTAATGAAGGAACACAGCCTGCCTTACCTGCCATCCTGTCGGTCAATCATCATTGACTGCGATACCAAGAAGCACTACCACAAAGTCTGGACGGACGAGGAAATGCAGAAGGGTATCAAGGTTGCTAAAAAGTGTGCGGA